TTTCTACGATAGCTCCGGTACTATCTAAGGAAGTAGTAACTGCTTTAAATCCTCTAGAATTACCTAAAGCATCAATAGATCCTAAACCAACAAGTCCTGTTGCAACAGTTACACTTAAGTCTGTCTTAAGAATATCTAACTTAACTTTGCCAATGGCACCAGTCTTATTGAAACCGTATAAAATTCCAGATAATACTAGTTTGATCAAAGAAAGATTCTTAGCATTATTTCCTGCTACAGAAGGATCGTAGAGGGGAATACCAATTTCATACTTAGAACCAGTTGTAGCTAATACCAAAGTCTCAAGAGCTGTAAATAAGGCAGCATCATCAGCAGGAGCTGTTAAAATGGCTAACAGTGCATCTTTCTTGGCATCACTATCGTAAGTTGTTCCAGCCTGGAAATAAGTTAAATTAACTGGAGTGTTGTTAGTAAGAGCTGAAGATGTAGCTATTGACATTAATGGAGTGCTCTCAGCTGGAGCTACCCAAGTTCCTGGAACAGCTAATGCAATAGATCCTACAGCATAAGCCGAAGCTGGAGAATTTGTAGTTGGGAACGCAGTAACTGGAACTTTAATCTTAGGAGCAGAAGAGGTTCCTAAAACGTCCTTAATTGTTGCATTTACTCCCTTACCGGCACCTAATGTAATATTTACATAATTACCGACAGCAAACGACTTATTTGCTACGAAGCTACCAAAGTCAGCACCAATAAGACCGTCAGCTGCAACAGCCTGAGTAGAATCGATTGGATTAAATCCTGGAAGAACTGTTCCGGCAGTTAGCGCAATAGTTTTATTTACTCCAGTTGCAGTTGCTGAGTCAGATAAATCAAAAGTTAAGTCAGAAGCGCTCTGTCCACTTAAAACCCAATCTCCAGCATATGGGGTATATTCTGCTGGAAGAATAAAAGCAGATAAAGCCTTTTTAGAATCTGTCGCACTAACTCTATTTACCCAAAGAAGATTTCCTTTCTTTAGGTAGGACATAGCAGCATATCCTAAGTAATGCTTAGGAGATACCTGTCCAAAGATATCAACAAATTCTTTTTGTGAAGTAATGAGAACAGGGGCATTAGTTGGTCCCTTATCTGCAGTACCCACGATACCTACGATAGTTGAGGAGAGATCTGTAACATAGGCACTAAGATCTCTTTCTACTGTATAAACACCTGCAGATACAAACTGTGTCATTCTAAAATCCTTTTATAAAAACGAGACCGCAAACTCTATTAAACGCCAGATGAAAGAATAAGCTTAGCTTCATCTACGGCCATAGTTAAAGTAACTTCCTGAGCCTCATTTGAATCCCACGCCAAATCTTTACGTGAAATATTCTTTGGCCATGCTCCAACAAGAAGCCAAGATTCAACAACAGAGTGATCTGGGCCATACATAAGGAGCGTAATATTTTTCTTATACTGTGCAGGGAAGCCCATGAGCGAGGTATTAATATTATATACCTGTTTGTGCCAATCATCGAGTTTTCTGCCAGCCTTATTATCTACGAAGTCATAGAATGTTAGTGTAATGTCATCGTAAGTAACTTTGGAACCAGCTACTTTATATAGGTTATGCATTCTGTGAACTTCTACCTGATCTACATTGATCTTAGGTAGAGTTGCAGATTTGCAAGTGAGTCTAAGCTCATCATCTAAAAGTAACTCATAGCGGTTTAGGCGCTTTGGTTCCTGTGTATTGCTGACCCAACCCATAAGTCTTTCTGCCATTTGGAATTCCTTTCGTTGTTCGTTAAGATACTTCTGATAGTACAATCTAGTTAACGTCTATATTTAATTACGTGCATCTGTTAGGTACTGAGCAATAAACTCATTCACCACCGCCGCCAGTAAAATCAAATGAGTTGTCAAATTGAATGACAACTCGTAACTTTTTATTTTGCTCTTTCTTTTTCTTATTTGGAACTACTTTTGTAGCATGGCTAGGACTTTTTCTGTCCTTCATGCTCTTATACATATCTAGCAAATCTTTTTTCTTAGTCATATAAATCCTATAAGTTAATTAAAAAATTAAAGCCACCGTATGAGGGTGGCTTTAACAAAATCACAGGCTAGTTATCGTATCCAAGGTTTGAATACAGATCTGATAAATAATTTATTAAAGTCTTCTAAAGCACTGTTAAAATCATCAGTTGACCATTCAGTAGCATATAGAGAATTAAAATCTGCGTCAGAAAGAATTTCTACGGAAAGCTTGCCGTTCTTGGAAGAGAGGACAAGCCAATCTCCAGCTTTTCCTTCATACTTATTACCCTCTATTGTATAAACAGCATCAAACTTTAGCTGCTCTGCTTGGACTTTTTCTGTCTGAATGGGCTGTGGGCGTTTCTGATATTGGTGCATGATGCACTCCTTTCTAGGAACAATTGGGAATAAACTTCCCAGTTCCATTTATATCGGAAAGGACATTTAAAAGTTTAGTATAAAATTCATCTAACGTTCCATTGTTTTCAATGACATAATCATACTCTGTGTATTCGTCCATGTCTACTTCTGACGCATGAGGACGTGTATCTGCCCCACGGTCTATTCTAACAGAAGTGTCAGATTCAATTTTAATTAGAATAAATCCATTATTCTTGCAAGCAATGAATTCATTTTTAAATCTAGCATCTGTAATAATAATATTATCTTTAGAAGATAAGTCTAAAGTATTAAATAATTTGTCAAGCCAAATGTCAGGATTTTTATTACGACCCCACTCAGTTCCTAATAACTGTAATAAAAGTCTATCTTTTGTTCTAGGTAGTCCAGTAAAATCCTGAATCATATACATTAAATCATATAAAGGATCTGCAAATTTTCTAATTTGCCCCTTATAAGAACGCAAAATAAACTCAGCTGCACAATCTTTTCCAGACCTTTGCTTTGCAGCAAAAGCAATACGTAATGGTTTCATTACTCACCAAAAAAGGGATTAGCTTTTTCCATAACAGAAGATATTAAACTATCTGGTGTAGGCATTTTCTGTTCATGGTCAAACACTATTTTTAATAAATTAGAAGCTAAAGGCAAGTTAATACAATTAGTATTACCAGAATGTGCATCATATAAATGACAATTCTCACATAAAGTAATCAAATTACAGGGCTCTAACAGAAATGAACGATATTTTGATTTTCTTAATATGTGGTGAACATGTAATTTTTTCTTTGTGTTGCAAAGAACGCATTTATTTCCGTCTCTTAATTTTACCTGATCATGAAGTGGTTTAACTACAATATAATAAAAGAGACGATGCTTATTAGTTTTAAACATACTATCCGCACCCTCTCTAGCTTTTCTTATTAGTTCTCTATTATAGTGACCGCAGGATACCGTTGTAGTTCCTAACTTGTCTCCTCTTACTGATTTAATCACTCCACAAGAACATCTACATGTCCAATATACACGATCTAATCGTTTTCTGTCTCGTCTTAAAACTGTAAGTAGGCCGAAGGTCTTGCCTTTTTTGGACTTCAACTTCATAGTATGAGTATCGGCGTTAGTCTATAAAAAACTGAGGCCCTTTTTCAAGGGCCCCAGCGGTATTGCTAGTGTTAGGATTAACCTAATCCACCATTTCCAGCCTGATAGAGGTTAGATACCTGGAGAACTCCAAGACCCTTGTCACCATCTAATAGGAGCTGGTGATCATATCTCTGCTGCAGACCAACTACGGTACTGAAGATGTCGCCACCAAGTACGTCGATAGAAGGAGGAGTGAGGTAGGTAACGAATGGGAAGTACGCATAAGGAGCCTTTGCAAGATCCTTGGATGTGAAGCCCATGAGAACCTTATCGGACTGAGGGAACTGAGGAGCCTTAGCTACTGTGAAGTTTCCAACTGTACCGAACTTCTCTCCACCAACTTCGAAATTACCCTGAGCCTTGTGGTCGTTGTCAACCATACGGAACTCATTGGTGTTCTGTAAGAGAGTGAAAATGTGTGGGTGAGTGATAGCGAACATTCCTTCACCACGGAGGAAGTCAATGCTCATGTCATTGGCAAGGTAATTCATCTTGTGAATGAGTTCCTGGTTCTTCTGGAACATAGTTCCACGGAAAGTATTTGCAGCATAATTTGCATCATACGCAGTTACCTTACCAGCCTTGCTCATCATGCTCATCATGATTTCGAGGTCGATTTCAAGAGCCATAGACTCTGTCATTCCGCCAACGAGTTCCTTAAGAGCATCAAGCTTGCCTTCGGTGTAAGCCTCGAGATCCTGAATTGCTTCAGCTGAGATCTGAGCGAAGTTCTTACGGCTCTTAGCTACAGCATTAATTGTAGACTGCTTGAAGCTAATTTCAGCAAGATTCTTATTACGTTCTAAGTTGTACTGATATTCAACCTTATAGGTAGCGGTTCCAGTTACAGTTAACACAGGAGCAGCAGCAGCCGCAGCGGCAGCAGTCTGAGCAATGCTGTAAGTGAAGACTCCAGAAGGAGAGGTATAAGTTCCACCGGTTCCACCGTTAACACCAGTGAGGACTCCAGCGCCGTTGTCGGTAGCTACAATCTTCTGGTTACGTGGATCGTTGGTGTCAAATACATAAATAACAGCTGTACCGGCAATGAAAGGAGCGTAGGTTACAGTTGCAGCGGATGGAGCAATAGTTCCACCAGTTTCAAATACCTTCTGTGAAGAGTAGTAAGGATCGATAACTTTGCTGCTGTCCTGCCAAGTCTTCTGGGTTAAAGAAGAATCGTAGCGCTTGTAGTTTGCTGGATCCATGAACTCGTCACCAGATGTAGTCTGACCCTTCGTAGTATTACGAGAAAGTCTGAAGGTCTGGATGAGCTGTGTAGGAACGTCAAGCTGACGGGTTGCGATAAACTTTGTAGCAACAATCTGAGGGAATACACGAGTGATGATTGTTGGTAACATTGCTTTGTTGTATGTAGCAACTGAGGAAGAAGTTGTGGCTTCTGATAATGGCTGGTTCTTTGTTGCATACTGAAGGGACTTTACAGCGTGGAGGAATACGGTGTTACGGTAATCGGCATCCTTAATTACGCCTTCTAAGTTTTCGTTGAAAGTCTTCCAGAAGGAAGTTTTGCCAGCTTTACGAGCAGCAGACTCATCCTTCTCGAGGATGGCTCTTACTCTTTCTTCGCATAGTGCTTCGAGATTTACGGGGTTCTTAAACATTCAGTGTCTCCTGATAAAATTAATTATACTTTTGTTGCAGTTAGGTTGATATTAACCTAAGAAAACTTCATAGTCGAGAGCGGAATTTGACTTAGTTAATTCAGTGGAAGTCTCAGCTTCAACAGCTGCAGTCTTTTGAGACTTAATTCCTTCTGCGATTACCTTAAGCTTAGCTCTATCCTTCTGTTCTGGCTTTACTTCAATTTTCTTACTTTCAGCAAGCTGCTTTTCAGCGGCTACTTCAATTTCTTTTTCTTTTAATGCTGCTTTTGCTGCTTCTAATGCCTCGCGTCCTTCAGTTAATGACTTAGGAGCCATCTTCAAGACTGTTTCATATAAAAGAGCTACCTTGTCAATTGGATAACCAGCACACTCGGATACTACTAAAGTATGAAGGTCGCCAGACAATGCCTTAACTTCCAAAGATTTAATCTGCTTTGTTGCAGCGTTGAGTTTGTCAGAAAGCTCCTGGATTTTACTCTGGTTAGCTTCAGCAAGCTCATTAATATTCATGTAAGGAGCCATAACACGTACGGCCTGAGCAAATGCTTCCTGCATTTTAACCGCAGAATTAGAAGACTTAGCTTCTTCTTCAATAGTTTTTGTTAAGTTCTTAACGGCTTCGTTAACAAATTCATAAACTTCTTTGCCGAGCTTTTTCTTAGCATCATTGAACTTTGTTTCGTAATATTCTTTTAGCTTTGTCTCATAAAGAGTAGACTTAGCTAATACTGTCTTACGGAGAAGAAATGCTTCCTTCTCGGCAACTTTCTTTGCTTCAGCTAAGGCAGCCTTTTCGGCATCAAGCTCAGCCTGCTTATCTACGATAGCTTTCTGAATTTGCTCCTCAACCACCTGACGTACATCAGGATTGGCTAACATTTCTTTGATCTGCTTGATATCCATATTGAATCACCTGTATAAAAATAATTACTGCTTATTTAGTAGCATGGTACTAAAGTCTGTGCGTAAATCTTTAATAAATTTCTCGCGCTCTAGTGCAGCCTTTAATTGTCTCTGGTAATCGATTCCTTCATTAACAGGCTGAACGAATGCTTTATGAGTAGATGGATCGTGAACACAGTCAAATGTTACCAACTTATATTCTTCTACTACAGTTCCTTCGTATCCATTAGCTACTGAACCATAACCGCGACTAGAAATACCAACTGTGCAGTTATTTCTGATTAAAGCTCCAAGCAAACGGCCAGCTGGTGTTCCTGCTGGTCCTGGATCATCAAAAACAACAGCTTCTCCAATAACATCTTTGCCAGAGAACTTAAGATTTGTTACTACATGACTTACATTTTTTAATGACACTGTAGGTGATTGATCGGCGGGATGGTCAAGTTCACCAAACATATTTCGAGATAAAAGGCTTTCACTGCATTCCTGGATAGCTCTATCTAAAACACCAAATGGATAAATTCTTCCATTTTGATTCTTAGAATCAGCTCTTTGGAAAACTCCACGAATCTTAAGACTCTTCCAACTACTATTAGGATTGACCTTCTCTTCGAGAATTTCAAATCCACTAGTAGATGAGGTAAGTTCGTTTAATAGATCCATTATAAATCCTTATTTCTTCTCAAAAGGGTTTTCTTCTTCTTCGCCTGGAAGAGCAACTCCAGCTGGAGCTGGCTCTGCACCTAGATCTTCACCCACTGGCTCTTCTGTAGGTTGAACGTCTTCTACAGGCTCGCCTTCATCTTCACTAGACTTAACTTCGAACTCTTCTTCGCCTAATTCCTGTTCTGGAGTATATAAATCAGAATCTAAGAAGTAGGAAATAATTGGTTGCCATCTTGCTTCAATTTGAGAGAGTGTTTCATCTGAAAGACTCATATCAGATAGAGCATCTAGATCTCCCTTTAGAGTAGAGTCCATATCACCGGCCATTTCAGAGTTTGATGGATTGTTAGCTTCTCTTGTTACGAATTCTTCCATTCCACTTAAAATAGACTTTAGTACACTCTTATGAAGTTCTTTTACTTCTTCGTCACTTAACTTAGAAGGATCAAATTCATTAAACTCAGCTGGACCCTCTTCTTCAACTGGGAAGTCAGATTCAACTTCTTCAGGAGCAGTGAAATCTTCTGAGGCTACTTCATCAGGATCTTCATTTTCAAATGATCCTCTTTCGAGATCATACTTATTATCTAATGCTTCCTGTAAATCAACATTAGATTCATTAAGAGTAGAAGCAACTAAGAACAACTTGTCCGTAATAGCCTCTGCTAAACTCTCATTGCCTAATACTGTATCTAATACAATAGACTTAACTGTAGGTTTACCTAAAAATAATACACTACCAGAATTTTCAATTAAGGAAGTGTACTCAGCTACTTCTAGTGTTTTACTTTCTTTTAATGTTAAGAGAGCGAAAAGATCTGACTTAAAGTTAGGAATGGATTTAAATCCAGTCTTACGAAGTTTAAATCCTGGTGCTTTCTTAGCAAGATTCTCTGTAAACATACTAGGGAATTTTGACTTGATTATATAGTATTGGAAATACTGTTCGCAGAAGGACTTTAGCTCATCCTCCGCGCCAATATAGTTGTCCTCAACTAAATGGTCTACTAAAGAAACTAAAGACTCTCTTAGAGTTTTCTCTGTTCCTTTAGCTGAAATAGAAATGACTTCGTTGTCAACGACAGAATCCGAGGTCATTTTGGCTTCAGACAAATTGTGCTTAAATTTAGCCAATACTAGAAAATTATTTTTCTGAAAAAGTACCGAATC